AATGAGTTAAGTTCATCACCAGATAATTGACCACTTCCAAAGGCTTGTCCTAATTGCATAATTGCTGCTGCTGATTGTTGAGCGTTAGAGCCTGATATTGCTATTGCTTTATTTACTGTTTCAACTGTTCTTATAATTTCAGATTGAGATTTTCCCATATCTTGCATAGAAGTAGCTAAATTAGAATATAAATCAACTGTTTCTTTATATCCTTGTCTAGTTCTTTGAGATACTTGATAAAGTTCATCTTGTGCTTTTGTTAAATCATTTACATTTTTAGAAACTAAAACAAGCTTATTGTTTGCATTTGTTAAGTTGTCAGATAGATTCACTATCTCTTTTACCACTTGATTCGTAGCTAAAGCTAGTATTGCATTTTTAGCATTTAGTATTGATGTTTTTGCTGATAAAGTATCAATACCTTTTTCAGTTTTACCTGATTGATTAGTAAGTTTAGATAGTTCGTTTGTAGCTTGTTTTATGCTACTTGAATCGACTTTTATTCCAAGTTGTGCGATATTGTCCATAAGTTTTAATATCCTTATATTGTTATATTATAAGGATATTATATCTAAAGTGTAGTAGGTGAATAAGGAGCTTTAGACTCTGGGTTAGTATCGTTAATTTCTTGGATATATAATTGACTCATTTGTCTAATAATCATAACTTCATCACTATTTAAAGGTGTGTTAGTTATTCTCATATAAGACTCTATTTCTTGAAAAGTTAATGGAATCATTCCCATACCACTTGACATATAAAACCCTAAGTTTTCTAAGTGTTCAATTAAATATCCACCACATTTTAAAATAGGAAAATCAGGAGTTTTACCCATTTTATTATAAACTTCAAGCCTACAAGATGAATCTTTGGGTTTATAATCTGCGTCAGGAGTTGCCCTTAAATATCCTAATTGTCTAACAAAAAGAAGTAAACTATTGCTTACTTCTCCGAGAAGTTTCCCATATTTGCAGATACTTCCTCAATTAAGCTTCTAATATATGGAATATCCAATAATAATTTAGTATTAGTTTCATTAAATTCTAACTCTTTGTTTTTATCGTCTTTAAAGCCTCTATATCCTGCAACTAATTCAAATAAGAACAAATCTTCAATTTCTTTTTCTGTTGGAATTTCTTTTTTATCTTTGATTGATTCAATGGCTTTTCTTTGTAATTCTAATTGTAGTTTTTTAATCTTTTTTGAACCAGCGTAATATATTGAAATAAAAGCAGGAGTTTCATCATATGTTTTAGTTTTTGGATTGTAAGTTTGACTTCTTTTTCCAGTAATAGGGTCTAATACTTCGAACTCTTTAGAGTCATCTAGTTTTAAATTTGATAGTGTTGATAATTGCATAATCTTCCTTTTTTAATTTAGAAAATTATAGCATAAAGTAAGTAAAAAAGGATAGAATTAAAATCTATCCTTTAATGTTAAGCTGTAACTTCAGTTTTATCGCTGTTAAGTTCGATAGTACCTTTGAACATTACAAAAGTATCAACTGCGTATGATTTCATTGCACTAGAACACTTTACATTTACTGTTGTAAAATTTCCATCTGTATTTTCGATAATCATAGTTCTTTCAGTTTTATCATCGTACATTGTAGTTAATATACTTTGACCTTCTGTATCTGCTGCATCAAAAATACATTCAACTGGAACATTTCCAAATGATTTAGTACCCATACTTTTTTTAGGTTCATCGTTACTTAAAAATTTCTCTTCTGTAACCGTTCTTGTACCACCTAAGTCTCCAAAAGTCTTAAGATTCTTAATTCTTTTAGCTGTTGATATAGCTGTTGTACATTCTGCTTTTGTTGTTGCTGCTACTGATGTAGCTACCAAATAAAAATCTGTACCCGTTGAGTCTACAAATCCTGCCATAATTGTCCTTTATAATTAAAATTTTAACTATAAATTATAACACAGCTAAAAACCCTACCCTTAACGCTATTTTATACCTACCATTATCAACTCCAAGATTAGCAATTTGAGGTACGCCCTTAATTCTAATCTTTAAACTATCAATAGTTAAAACTGTACCTACTGGAAATAATCCCATATAAAGATTAGCTCTATCCATTGCTTTACTTCTGCCCTCATTGATTGGATAACAAAGTGTAATTTGTAGTAATCCTTCCATTTCGTATGAAGTTTCATTTATATATGGTACATTATTGCTTGATGGTAAAATATAAACTTCTTGATACTCTTTTCCAGTTATTGGAATATAGTCTTTATTCTCATAAGCTGTATCAATTAATGGCGTCAGTGTGTTTAGTTTTGTTATAAATGCAGTATAGACTTTATTTAAACTCATTATTTAATATCCTTATTTGCTTGATTTACAAAGTTTTGAAATCTCATTACATTAATTCCTATAAAGCCTTTGGGAGCTTTAGGTGAAAATCCAAATTTAGCAGTTCCAAATTCTAGATGAATTGCATAATCTAAATTATTAGTTAATGTAAAATATTGACCTAATTGTAATTTATTTGTAGTTGTTGCAACTTTAGCAACTGTTGCACTTCCTGATTTATCATCTATTTCTAAAACATCATTTTGAATTGAGTTAATATCAGGTTGAAAGTTGCCACGAAGCCTTCCAGAATCTACGGGACTGTCCATTATAATTGAATTACTTAAATCAAAGCAAACTTTTTTAAATAACAACTCGCTTTTTTCAGCAGTCATATTCTCAAACTCTTTCATCTGTAATTCAAAGCTTTTAGCCATTAAGCACTCACCAATAAATTATAATAAGCTATCAATTCACCACTATAAGAAGGTAAAGGATAATCTATTTTATAAGAAACTCCATCAATAGTTACTGTATCAGTTGTTTCAATTTTAAAAGTTATAGATTGACCGTCTATCATTAAAACCAAACTTGTAGTTGTAATCAGCCCTTTAACTTCTGAATTGTTCATTACTGAAACATTTTCTGTCGGATTATTAATTAATGCTTTAATTGGATAATCAGTGGTTGATGATACTGTTTGTGTATCTGTTATCGGGTCATAACTTCCCTCTACTACTTTTCTATATGTAACTAACTTTCCACTTTTTTTGATTAGTTTAGTAGCTAAGGGTAAAGCCCATTTATCGTTACTAGTCATTATCTCCCCATTCAATTATAGTTTTACCATCATATTTTAAATAAAAATTAAATGGATATAATATTTTTTCTCCATTATCATAGACTACTACTTTACCTAAAATTTTATTTATACTAGTTACTTTATTTTCGCTACATTCATATTTTTTACCATCAAAATCAGGATACATATTATGTAAATCATCTGGTTTAAAATCATTTAATCCAGTTCCACTAATTTGATATAACGAATTTTTTAACTCTTGAGGTAAAACATCTATATATTTTTCTAATAGTTCAACCAAGTTTCTAACTAAATCAATATCTTTTATATCTATATCTATTTTTAAATCATTTACTAGCATTTTAAACCTTTTTATGATACTTAATCATTCTTTTATTTATCTCATCAAATAAGTGTGATTGAATGTATGCCATAGCTTCACCATTTGAGTCAAACGGATTCATACAAGCTTTATCTAGTATAAACAAACTTGCGTGTGTTGATTCGTGTACTATTGTCGATAACTTATTATTAAATATTCCGATAACTAATTCGTTACTAGAATGATTCATAAAACATTCACCATTTGTGGGAACTTCTCTATCATAATCGAAATCGTGATATTGTTTGCATAAATATTTAAAATCATCAGCATTAAAACAGATATTAATATTCATTCCAAAAATAGGCAAATAGTGATGTGTCTTTTTATATTTTTTACAGTACTTCATTCTAAACTCTTGAAATAGAATAACTAAATGAACTTGTTGAAACTAAATACGGAGCTAATAATTTGTTTACATAATTGTAAGATGTTAAATCATCTTGATTAGCGTCATACTCAACCTCTAATGTACCTACTTTTTCTCTAATTGTAGTTTTGCCAGTATCTTGTAGTAAATCCCCACTATTTGCCTTTAAAGCTAATTCACAAAGTGCATTTTTTAAGATTAGTGGAGGTAAAACAGTTTCTCCATTGATAACACGGGGAAAAGATAAAGCCTGAGTTGATACTAGCTTTGTACCTAAATAAGTATAGTTATTCTCTAAAAAGTCCATTCCTCGAACTTCCAATGCTTCTTTATTTGTAAGTGTAGCCCATTCGGTAATACCTCTTTTTAAAAAGTAAGCATCAATAAAATCAGTTCCGTTATATGTTTCACTATTAGAATCACCATTCCCCGACTCAATTATAAGCATTTTAGCCCTTTATATTTTATTCTTATTTTAACATAATTACGGGCATAAAAAAAGGGGAAATTACTCCCCTTGATTTTCTTCTTTTTGTGGCTTTTGTTTGGCTTCTTTTTTAGGCTTTGGATTATCTAAAAAATACCCATTATTTAACCATTCTTTTACATCTATTTGATGCTTGACTTTAAACTCATTTCCATCTTTATCATATACTATTACCATAATTTACCTCTTTGATTAAAAATTTAAGTTAATAAACTTAAACGATACTCCCATTAAAGAGAGTATCTATTAAACTTATATTTTAGAAATAAAAGCTGTGTAAGTAACAGCAGTAGCCGTTGTTCCTACCTTTGTAACTGTTACTGCAAAGTAATCAGCACCTGAGATAATACCTTCTAATTGCTCAGAAGTAAATCCAACTTGATATTGTCCAGCCGTTGCTGGTAAAGTAATACTATTTCCTACTGGGTAATAAGTTCCACCTACTGCATCACTTGCTTTTAATTGAACTGTGTAATAGTTTGAACTATCAACAGTTCCAGTAACTGCACCAGCATTTATAACAGCTACATAATTAGCCGAACCAATATTTAAACCTACAATGTTTGCACCAGTACAAGTAGCAGTTGTTGATACTGCTTCATCTTCTACTATTAAACCTAATGTATCAAAAGTTTTATTTGCCATAATCTACTCCTTATGCCGTAACTGCTGCATCTGTGATGCCTTTTAGTCTTGCTGCACTTCTTGGAGCAAAAACACCAAACCCACTAAACCATTCTACTCTTGTTCTAAAAGCTGGTTTTGTTTCTAATTCACCCATATCTCTTGCAGCAATCCCACCATTTTCAATTCCTTGAACTTGACCATCACCAAACGCAATGACATAAATAGAAGTAGTTGAACTTGCTTCTGTGAATCCTAAAATATCAGTATTTGTATTATCTTTATCTACAATTAGAATAGGTAAATCATTGTACATTGTTACTTGTCTACCAAATTGGTCGATAGTATAAGTGATATTTCCACCAACACTTGAAGTTCTTGCAGCAACAGTTAATCTTCTTCTCATAGCTTTAGACATAAGAATAGCATTTGCACCATCAACAGCATCTATTGCTTCATCTAATTTTGATAATTTTAATCCAGCAGTTCCATTGTCAATTAAAGCATCACCAGTTAATCTCTTTTGTAATCCGTCAAATTCTCTAGGGTCTGTTTCATTATCACCTTTGATAAATGTTTTAGTCCACGCTAAAGATAAAGCTTTAATTTTCATAGCTTCGTGAATTGTTCTTTGATTAGCACCCATTGTATCTACAATGAATTTATCAACATCTAAATCACCACCAGCGATTGTTAAAGATTCAACTTGAGGATTAATAACACCCGTTGATTCTGTATATGAACCATTTACACCTCTAAAACCAATACCAGGTAAAGTTTCCTCAATATTATATTTTAAAGAATTTCCTTGAATTGACATAAAAGGTAATACTCTTAAAATCTCAGATGTTTCTGCAAACTTTGCAATTACACCAGCCTTAAATACATCACCAGTGCTAAGCTTTGCAGCTTCTAGTAAAGTTAAACCCATAATCTAATCCTTTATTATTGTTTATTTTCTTCCCGCTTCCATCATTTGGTTGGGAGTCATTTTTGATATATCGACAGCACTATTTGGAGTTTGTTGTCCACCACTTGCACCACCACCACTATGTTGAGTACCTTCTAAAAACATATATCCCTCGCCAGTTGGAGAAGTCCAGTCTTTTACAAAGTCATCAACGTTTTTATCACCGAAACTTAATGCACCATCTTTAAATGTTGCTTCAGCTTTTAGCAATTTCTTTGCTATTGCTTGTTTATTTCCAGCTAATTTTAAACTATCAACTACTTTAGTTATTGCGTCATCATAAGATAACTGTTCTAACTTTCCGTTTGCTTCTTGAAATGATGTACTAAGCTTTTGTACTTCAATATCTTTTTGCTTGATAGTTCCGTTTAGTTTAGAAACCTCTGATTTTAAATTGTCATTTTCATCTAACACTTTGTTATATGTATCAATATCCAATTCTTTATTTTTGTTTTTAGCATTTCTAAGGTCTTTTAATAGTTCACTATTTTTAGCGTTAGTTGCTTCAACTTGATTTTTTAAATCTTCTATCTGTTCTTCTAAAGTCAATATATTGCTCCCACAAGGATAATTTTATAAGCCACAGACTCATAATTGAGATAATTATAGCATATATTTGGAATATTAACTTTCTTTTAATTGTTCTATCAATGTTTTAACTTCATCAATCAATCTTTGATTTCTATTAGCCATAGTACTAGAATGTTCTCCGTATGATTTTAGTATGCTCTCACTTCTTGTTTGATTCTCTTTTATTTCAAGCAATTTAAGCTCTATTTCGTATTTAATTATTTCTTTTTCCATATTAAACCTCTTTTTATTTAATCATAACATATAAACCAAAATAAAATCAATTGTATTTATCTAGTCAATCTAAAATTATAATATTTGTAACTAATTGTTACAAACAAAATATTATTAAAGCTTTTATATATTAAAACATTGATATTTACTATTTGTTTTGATAAAGTAAAGAAAAAAGGAGTTTCAATGTTGTCTGATTACTTACCAGCTTTAATTTTAATTATGGGTTTTATTTTTATAGCACCATTATCATGGAAAGAAGAGAATAGCTATATCGCTTGTTTTATTAAATTTTGGTTTTATATATTACCATCTATGGTTTTTTATGGTGGAATAATATTCTGTGGGGTTGGTTTAATTTTTGCAATTATTGGATTATTTGATAGCAATTATCTAATAGTTACCTTTTTATATATTTATGTTCCATTTATAGAGTATGTAAGTAAATTAATAAATACTAAATATAATAATATATTAAAAACTTTATAGGATTATGTATTGTTATTGTATTTTGTAACTAATTGTTACAGTTAGATTAATTTATATTTTTATTTTGTGGAATGTTTGGTAAATTTTGTTTTTGTTTGGTATAGTTAAATAAAAAAGAGGAGTTTTAAATGTTATTTACAAAAGATTTAGTAAGCATCGTATTAGCTAAAGATATTTTATCAATACAAGACGAGGGAGAATACATTGGATTTAAAGAAGCTAATGTTGATTATGGTTTGGCAGAATGTGAATTAATATCTAAAGTTGATTTTGTATTTGTTCATGGAGATAACTGGGCTATCAAAAATAAATGCTATATAAATGATATATACAATGAATTTTGGTGGGATAGAATAGAGAAACAATATTTTGCTGATATTCCGAATAAAAATAAAAGTTTTTATGCCAATAGTAGGATGGAAGCGAGAATAAATGCGTATAATTGGATTTTACAAAATAAAATAATTAAAGAGGGGTAATCCCCTCTTATAAACAAGAGAGATATATTAACTATATTTCTCTTTTAATTGATTAACTGTTAAAGTCTTACCATTCTGATTAACTAAATCACTAAAATTAATCACACCATCTTTAAATAATTTGTATCGTTGAATTCCTAAGTATTCCTCTTGAAATGATTTAGGCTTACCCTCAAACCATCTTTCAAAAGTAGTATCTCTTGAAACATACCCGTCCATAGATGACCTTGTACCGATTGGAACTTCATCAAGTGGAATGCCTAACTCTTTGAATGATTTAGCTATAGGTAATAAAATACTTCTACATCTAAAATGAAGTGGTGGAATTAAAAACTTATTAGCTTTGCCTTGCTTATTCAATCCTTTTCCGTTTAAATCCCAGTAAGCCCCATCTCTAGCTCCACAAGTCAAGGTGGTATTTTTATCCAAAGTTGAATTATGCTCATAGCCTTTAAAAATATCTTCATTTTCTTTATAGGTCTGCATTCTTACTTGATTGGTAATTGTAGAAACTGCTGTAATAGCTAAAGCTTTAACGCCCTCTTTTTTAATAGTTAGTAAAGGCTTTAATCTTGCCACTATTTGTGGTATTGTTTCGCCTTGTACTACCGCTTGTTGAATATTATTTTTTAGCAATAGCTTTAACTTATTATCTTTCATTTCCAACCAACTAGATAGAGTCAATCCGTCCATCAAAGAAGTATTAACAATCTTTTGCACAGTTCTATCCGTTGGTAGCTTACTAACTAAATCAATTCCAATAGCTCCATTAATCCCATTTGCCACATAACTAGCTTCATTAATCCCGAGTTGCACTAAATCATCGTTTACACTTGTTAAATCAGGTGTTAGTTTTGCATTAAGTTCCTTTATGATTTTATTCATATTCACTAAGTTAATGTTTTTACCAGTTGCGATTTTAGCTAGTATATCATCGATTACGGATACATAGGCATTGATAATGTCTTTAGTTAAACTATTGCTTACCCTTTGTAAGAGTAAGCTTCTAGTTAAGAGTAGGTCTTTTATTTCATCTGTTAGGTTTTGCATATTAGCCTATTCTTTCTTTTGCTATTTCAAAATATTTTTCATTTAGCTCAATACCTATAAAATTTCTATTTAAGTTTTTACAAGCTACTCCAGTTGTTCCACTGCCCATAGTGAAGTCTAAAACTAACTCACCTTCATTTGTGTATGTTTTTATTAGATACTCCATAAGTGCTACTGGTTTTTGGGTTGGATGCAAACCCCTTTCAGAAGAAAATTTTTGAATCTGCCTTGGATAGTTTCCAAATTCTTGAATATGGTCTTTATTATTTTCGCAAACTCTATGTTCGGTATTTGTTTTCGCTTTTTTCTTTTTGTTTAATTCTATAATGCCTTGTGGATTATATATTGGTTGAATTTTTGCATTTTTTGACATTCCAAAATTTCCAAATACTGATATAGTTTCATATACGCTCATAGGCATATGATTACATTGAGCAAAATTTACTCCTTGTGATTTCTCCCATATCCAATCATACTTATAATTCTTAATATTACTCATTCTTAAAGCACTTGAAAACGGTTCACTACCAAACAAAACAATTGCACCATTAGGTTTGATTAGTTTGTTTAGTCTTAACCACATTTTATCAAAAGGAATAATATTATCCCACTTACAAGCAGTAGTTCCGTAGGGTGGGTCTGTGATAATTGCATCAACCGTTATGCCATCTGCAATAAGTTTATCCATAATATCTAAACAATCCCCATTATATAAATCTATCACTATTAAACTCCTTATTTAATTTATCTAATTTTACAATAAAACCCAAAGAATATCCACATATTCCCTAGCTAATCTAAAACTTTGCATTAATCAGTTACCTTTTTACACATTATGTAAATTTATATTTATATTATAGCTAAATAGTTGATTTGTGGATTTGGTTTTGGTATAGTTAAATAAATTAATAAGGAAATAAAATGACTGAAGAAATAAAAATAAACAAAAATAAAGAGTTGTATTTTGAAAAACAAATACCTGATAATATGAAAGACAATACTATGTTTAGGGTTATGATTGAATGTAAAGAGTTTACGATGTTAAAAAACATTGTCGGAGCAATTCCTAATGACTATATAAAAGTAAATGATAAAGATTATTTATTAGTTGATATTAGAATTGACAACTCATTGATATTTATTATTAAATAAAGGGTAACAATGGCAAGTTATATAAAATCGTTAATATTTGGGTATAGATATTTTTATATATCTTATTCTTATGATGGTGGAAATTGTTTTTGCTGGACTACGAGCAAAAGAAAATGATTATTAATTAATGCTTTGATAAAAGATTTAGAAAAATCTGGAATAACTAAAATTACAATAATGAATTTTATTGAAATAAGTAGAAGTGAGTTTATAATTAATATTAATTGTAGAAATAAATAAGAGGGCTAACCACCTCTTATAAAGTCGGACTCGAAACCTCTAAATTATTCTTAAAATCATCAAAGCTAATTTCACTTTCAATAATCTCACCTTTTTGTAGCTTTTTAAACATATCTTCTTGCCTAATAGCTCCCGTTTGCCATGCTGTTACAAGTGCGGTGATTGTTTGTGCATCCATTTCGCTTAGATTGTAGTCTGTATTAAGTTCAAGTTTAACCTCATCAGAATTTTGTCCTTCCCATTCTGCGATTATCTTTAAAGCCTGAGTGATAGCTCTTGAAGATGTGTTTGCTATTTGCATAATAGTAGCTCTATATCCAGCCGTTTTCATTTGCATAGTGTTTTCGCTAATTTGAGCATTACTTTCGGGTACTAATAATCTAGCTCCTAATGCAGCCATAGTAGATTTACAATCGTTTAGGTAACTTTCATTGAATGCTAATCCAGTCCCTTGTGTTTCTACTATTTTCATATCAGCGTTAGGCTCTTGAAATATTTGTGCGATAGCTGAACCCAAAGTAATAGCTAAGTTTCCTCCGCTCTCTGTTCTTGTATTGATTCCTTTACCCATAAAAAATGGATTACCAACAAAGTGAATAACATTTCTTCTTTCAACTGCTACACCATAGTAATTTAAGTTTATGTTCGCAATATCCATTAATGGGGGTTTAACTGGAATGATTGAAATATCTTTGTAAGTTAGTGGAATAAATGGAATATAGTTAATAGTTGAACCTTTAACTATAACTGGCTTAATATCCATAGTATTAATAAATGTTTTGTCATTTTCTTCGAATACTTCAACATAGCAAACATTATCAATTAATGAATATACTCTATATCTATTTTTTAAAGTTGAAGTAAATCTATCTGTCCAATCTTCATAAACTTCGTGTAATACTAATAATGTAAGCTTATTAACTGAATTAATAGATTCATATCTCCAATTGATAATAGTTTCTGATTTATATAGCTTAGTAAATGCTCTAATGTTTAAAGCATCTGTTTCTGGCTTAGTCATTCCCGTTGTGTCAATGTTTGGAACATCGATTAAAAGTCCACATCGTCCAACTTCCATCAATTCGTTAACTATGTTTTGCGATAAGTCTACGATTGTATTATCGTCCATATCAATATTGTCTTTTAATAGTTCTAATGATGTTGGAAGTGAAATTGTAGGTTCTTTAGCAAATATTAATCCAGATATTCCTTTTGCAGTAGCTTCGGTGAAGTTTTCGAATACTGACCTTTGGATAATAGCGTTGTAATCTGCTTTATCTACGCCTTTATTTTTAGGGACATAAGTTTCAGCATTTTTTTTAATAGCTTTATCACCCTCAAAGACTGTACGCATTTTAATACAATCTTCTAAGTGTGCTTTGAATAGTAAATGTTGGTTACTTACTTTATTTACGGACATAGTTATCCTTTTTTAGATAATTATATCTAAATCTAAATCCCCATTAATTTAGCTGTTGAATGTCTTTGAGTTATAGGGAACTCGTAAGCTAGAAAATAAGAAAATGCGTCATTAAAGTCATCTTTTGATGGGTGGTCGTTTGACTTCTCAGGTTCACCCGTTCTAATATCATAAGCTTGTTGTTCTAAAGACTCAGTTAATCTTTTGCATCTATTCGTATTAACTAATACTTTATTTTTGTCAAAGCAGTTATTGGTAATATTCACTCTGTCTTTTACATATGGATTAGAGTTATTTACATATACAGTAAATCCAGCATTTCTTAATATTGCAATATCTGTTTCAGCAGCACTTGTTTTATTATTCTTACCAGAAGCATCAGGATATATAATCTTATAGTTGTTTGGATATTGATATTTAAGATTATCTACTACCGATTTAGTATCTTTAGATATTATCTCATCTACTGCAATAAAATGATTTTCTCTTTTTACAAATATAATACTCACGCAAGAGTTATAGTTAAAGTCTTGACCAATAAATAAAGTTTCGTTTTCTGTTGCTTCAATACTTGCATGATGTGTTTCTCTATTGAAGTAAGAATATACATTTGCACTTGATAGATTTACAAATTCACCATTTAGATAAGCTTTTAATAGATTAGGGGGATACTGCTGTTCTAAGTTGGTAATGTATTGAGGTGGTAAATGCTTATTTTCATAAGTTGAAGCTCTTACTAACAAATCTGTTTCTTTATTAAACTGTTCTACATATCTTTTATAGAACCATTTAAAACCCTCAGGAGTTGAAGCAACATCAATCTGATTAATAGTCCCTTTCATGCACTTTTGTCTATTTCTAGCCATTATCTTGTTATATGCAATAGTCATTTTATCTTGAGGTAAAATATCGCACTCATCTATTATTGAATAAAATACTTCATAACCAACTATTGTTTCTGGATTATCCATTGAACGGAATATAATCTTTCCATAATCTTTAATATGTATTTCTTTATCTGATTTATTTAGTTTATATTCATATCCCATTTCAGACAACATACTAGGAAATTTATCAAAGGCTATATCTCTAATTAATCCATAAGTAGGCAAGTAGTAAGCTACTGTTAGCTCAGGGTGATTTATTTTTTTAAGTATGGTTTTAAGTGTAGCAATGTAAGATTTTCCAGAACCTAATCCAGCTACAAATCCAGTATTTATAGCAGTAGATTTTAAAAAATCCATTTGCTTTTGATTAAGTGCTATTGTCATTATTCAACTACAATTTGAATTTGTTTTACTTCTTGTTGTAGATTATTATTATCCACTTTAATATTAGTATTTGCGTGTCGTGGATTAATGCCTAGAGTTATTGAAGCTTTGTCTATTGTATCTTGACAGTATTTAAAGTCATCTGCACCTAATCCAACTGGCTCAAAGTTTTGCACTCCATCACCTACATTAATCTTTTCTAGCTTTTGGTTTTTACTTAGGTATTCCATTGTTCTAACTAAGTTTAATTGAGTAGCGTTAGTAATTAGATTTTTATTATATATCTCTTCTTGTGCAGTGTTCAAAATTGCGTTCAAGTGTTCAACTGGCAAAATAGCCTTTGCCGTTAATATCGTTATTTGAGCGTTAACAATGTGTTCATTTTGTGGACTTATCTCTTTTGTTAAATTACTAACAGTACCTAATGATATATTATACTTTTTTGCCAATTCTCTTTGACTATATTTATTAGTATGATAATCTGCAATTAATAGTTTTTTATCGTGTTCTGTTAGCCTTGCCATTAATTACCTTTTAACATATTTTATAATTGTTCTAGGTGGTTGCTTTTCTAGCTCTTTTATTCTTCTTTTTAGTATTCTAATATCATATATATATTTTTGTTCCATAGTATTATAATTATCAGCTAAAATATCTAACTCATCGTGAAGATAATTATTTTTTTCTTGTAATATTTTTATAACATTATTGTTGTTTTTTCTTTTAAATATATCAAACATCATTTCCCCTTTAAATCAAATCTTTCTGTAAACTTAACCTCATCATTACTTCTTATCGGTTCAAATATCTTTAGAAATACTATAAATGAAGCTGATATTAGTTTTTTCATTTTCTACTCCATAAAATCTAATAAATTTTTACTACAAACTACTTTCTTAATCACTCTTCTCTTTTTACTCTTTGCTTTACTTTTCTTAATCACTTGCGATTTATTTCTAACTACTTTTTTCTTTTCCCAGTTAGCAAATAAAACATCATTAAAGATTAACTTATCTTTTAAGTATCTAATATAATCAATCTCGCTTTTAAACTCAATCATATTAGCTCTTAAAAGTGCATCGTCTTTATTCTCTAATATTACATTGAATATCTCTAAGAACTCTTTAACCTCATATTTTTCTAACTTCTTTAAGATTTTATTTTTATCTTTAATTTCGCTATGGTGTGATATTACATAAGCAGTAGTGTCTAAATCATATTTCATTAGTTCTAATACTTCGTAATATTGTTCCATAACTCTCCTTTTTAAATTAGGATAATTATAGCTAAAAGTTAGTAATTTATTCCTTATTTTCCCATTTATTGCAATAAAAACTATATGGAATTTCATTTTCAATATTGTCATCAAATATATTTAAAATGTTTTCTTTGTCACTACAAGTTCCAACATCCATAATTCCAGTAGAGCAATACCATTGTTCAAATTTTTTACAATTGCCACAACTTCTATTTTTCAATTCTTCAAGTTCTTTTATTGCTTCATCATAGTATTTAATTGAAAATAAAGTATCTTCATGAGTTAATTCCATGCCTTTGAAATGCTTTAATATCTCTAAAGCTTTCATTCTTTACTCCCTATTTTAGTTAATATAACTTCATCTTCATACTCTTTTACTTCAATGCTATAAATATTTCCATTAATAGTGCCTTTGTTTACTGGAAATAACTCCATTTTAGCTTCAATAGCTTTATTTTCGTTATCGATTGTCGGGATTGACATATCTCTAAATTGTTGTTTTGTTATTGTTTTTGTCATTTACTTCTCTTTTTATATGAATTGTTTATACTATCTCTAATCATTGGAATAGTGTAGTAATCTTTAATAATATCAATTATTTTATAATGCAACCCTTTTGGTATATGTGCAATTAAATTACGATTAGTATTTGATTCGTCATTTATTCCATTTTCATCATAAATAAAATCATCTTTATCTAAAAATTGATATTTACCATTTTCTACTATTTTAATAATTCTTCCATCTTCTGTTAAATAAAACTCTCCGACTTCTAATTTCATTTACTTCCTTTATTGATATTATCTATTATAATTTTACCTATTGTTTGATTTAATACTAAACTAAAGTAATCATTTATATCTACTTTGTAAATTAAATTAGCAA